TCAGTTTTTGCACGCCTCTTTGGCTGCTATCAGCTCTCTTTCGTAGCCAATACGCTGATGTCGTTCTGCGCGCAGCGCTCGCATCTGGATGTCGATAGTAGCACCGATAGGCAACTGGTCAACAGCGAACGCCGGGCGTGCAACGTCTGCAGTTTTGCATGGCACGGCGATCGGGACTTTAACTTCAACATATGACGGCGCCGGCGGAACGTTCGAGCAGCCGGCCAATGCCAGGGCGGAAACCATGAACAGACTTTTCATTGTGCACGCTCCCGGCGCAGCTCTGCGTCAAACGATGCAGACGCCGCCGCACACGCTTCGCCTGTGGTTAGCTCTGCCATAACCTCGTTTGCCCTCTTATAGTCGCCCTGCGCCTCCCTGCGGGCTTTTTCTTGCGCTGCCTTTGCCTTGGTTTCCAGCTCATCCTGTTTACGCTGCAGCGCCTCAATGCCGGCATTCTGGCTGGCGATCGTCGCTGCCTGTTGCTTGTTGCTGCCTTTGCACTGCGTCAGCGCCTGGTTGAGACGGTCAATAGTAGGCTGGTAGTGTCGTCCTGCCAGCCAAGCGCCAGCGCCGACGACGGCCGCCAGCGCCAGCAGGATCACCACCGCAGATGTTATTTTGCCAGGCATAGCGCGCGCTCCTTGTCACGGCGGATCACCAGACCGTTGAGCTTTACGCCGCCGGCATACACCCAACGCGGGAACTGCTCGCAGGCGGCCACAGTTTCCCCCTGGCGGAACAGCCGGAACATCGTCGATTTCTGCATCGTTGTGCAACCGGCATTAAACGTGATGCTCACCGCCGCGTCGAAGGCACCCTGTGGCAATTTGTCACCTGCGGCATAGCTTGTAACGCACCGCTCAGCCGCCAGGATGTTCTTTTGCCAGTCTGCGGCGATCTGCTGTTCTGTCTTGCGCACGCCTTGTTTAACGCCATGCGTGTTGCCGATGCCATCCGTCCACACATCAGCGGGGCATTTGTACGGGTCGCGGCGGCAACCCTCAGCATTGCCAATCAGCTCCAGTCCGGCGCGGCTGGTTTTTACCTCCCCGTTCGATAGCACCAGACCGATGATTACCGCGACAGAGCAGATTGCGCCGGCGGCACCTGTTTTATTCAGCTTGCTCATCGGCAATCCTCTCCATTCTTTCGCGGCGGCGATCCTCGCGAATCTTGAAATAAAGGTTCATCAGCCAGGTGAGGAAGGCGAAAAACAGACCGCCAAGAACGCCTATGGCCGCCCACTGCTCAGGTGAATAGCCATCCAGCAGCCGAGTAAACCAGAATGCGGCGCCACCACCGGAGGCGCCATAAGAAAGACCTGTCGTTAACTTTTCCATTTTCATGCTCCACCTCCGCCGCTGTCGGCGGCGTTGATTAAGCCGCTACGATCGAGTTGTCGTAATACGTGCGCCAGTAAGTGCCATCAAACCAAACGGGACAACCAGAACCAGCTCCCGCCCCCTCTCCAGCACGACGGCCGTTTGTGGCGTATGCTTCAGCGCCAGAGATCAATCCGGAAGTCGGTAAAGCGTTCACCGCGTAACGCGCTTTTTGAACCGGGGTGTTCGCAAGGATGTTGCCATTCTGCGCAACACGCATCGCCGCACCTGCGGTGTAACCGGAAACATTAAACGCGATACCCAACGAACCGCCGCCAGTTACTGATGACGCTCCAGCATCGTTTGACGCCAACAAATAAAGCCCCGCGGGGTTAACTGCTGAGCCAACATCTGAGCGTGATAACGTCAGAATATCGGTGCTGCGCGAATACATGATCGCCGCGGTATCGCTGCTCGTTGAGTTGATCTCTAAACGGTTATTTGTCGAGTTGTAGAAAATGGTCGACGGGCCAAGCGCGGACGTGTTCGAGTTGAATCGGATGCGCGCGCCAGGGGCATAGTGGAATGTGCCGCCGGCGAAATTAATATCGCGGTTGAAATCCATGGCAACGGGATTACCTGCAATGCCCGAGCTGCGAATGTAGATTGCTGGAGTGGTTACCTCGCCAGTGTAAAAACCAATCCCACGGCTGCCATTGTTGAGGTTTGTAAAACCAAACTGGAAAATCGTGCCGGAATCATTGACCAGATTTAGCCCATTCATACGAATGCGCGCATTCCTGCCAGCACCGTCGAATAGGCGGAATTCTGTCGTCCCATTTGGAGCCGCCGCCGCTGCGCCGCTGGTCTGGAACGCGGTTTGCGTTTGGATGTATGACGGGCGATAGTCCAGCTTCAACATGAACACATCAGAGCGATCAGCATTGCCGGCCACTTCACAACCACTGCCGATCAGCACCATGTCGCCATGCAAACAAGCATGCTGCACGCCGGCCACGCCAGCATTTGAATTAAGATCGCCTGACAGCCGGGCCACACAGCGACCGCGAAAACCGGCCCAATTCATGTTGAATGCGTCAGAAATTGACGCCTCATAAACCCAAAGCCCGGCCTGCTCGCGAGTAAGATCGAGGGAGTCATAGCGGTTTGCGACGACAAACAGGACACGCTGGTAGCCAGGCGCAAAAACAGGGGTCACCGGGTTAACGCTAAACGGGATGCCAGTTGGAACCATGCCGGATAAGCTGCCGGTGCCGACATCCAACACCCACATGCCTGGATTTTGATACGAGGCGAATTGAGAGCGAGACGTGATCAGGACTTTGTTCGTATCATCGCGGCGCAGGAAGTTCAGCTCAACGTGCACCACAGCACCGTTATACATATTCTGCGCTGGCGTCAAAATGACGTGCTTTGTATACGCCTCAGTATTTGGGTTTATCTCGACATAACCGAGTTCACCATCGGCCGCGTGATATCCGGTGATGAAATTACCATTCGGAAGCAGGCAGAAGCCGTGATACAAAGTTGGAGTGGCGCCGGATGCTGTGGTCATAGTAAACGCATTACCCGCTGTCCAACTTGATCCATTGGACGAGCGGTAAAACACGTGTCTGATCGGCGAATCATCGCTGGCGCCCTGACGGAATCGTACAATCCCGATCAGCGTATCTTCCGCGGTAACGCCAACAGAGAACCATGCGGCACCTTCGTTAGAAGTGTGCGTGGCCACAGTGAAGATATCGCTGAAGTTTACACCGTCGCGAGTTCGAATAATGTACGCATCAGTGTCGGCAGAGCCATGCAAACCGCCAGCGTGCCACCCCATGTATGCGTATCCTTTCCACGAAAACATTTTGCCCTGCGGCCAGTTCGCAAAAAATCCGTTGTTCGTGATACGAGTCAGTGTTTTACCCATGATGCCGGCCAGAGCATCCGCGACTGTCTCACCATTCCAGCCAACCATCCCGGCCCCGCCCGGCATCCCAGCATCAGCCAGTTCGAGCGACAACTCAGTATTCGAACCTGCGTCAGCAGAAACCGGAACCGGCTTACCCTGGGCGTTCAAACCTACCAGCTTATTCGCGTTGGTAGCGGCATCAGGCATCACGTCAACGTCATAGCCAAACCGGATGTTTCGCTTGTTGTTCGTGGTGATCTCGTTGCGAATATCGATATCCGCCTTGGTTCGTGCCGCCTGCTCAGCGCTATCAGCGGCGATCCGCTCCTGTCGCTCTTGCGCAATGGCAGCGGCCGCGCCGGCTTCCGCGTCTGCGATTTCGGAGTCAACATAACGCTTTGTGGCGGCGTCCTGGTTAGCCACAGGATCGCCAAGGTTAGAGATGCGGTTGCCCTGAGCATCGTAGAACTTTGCCAACCAGTTAGGCTTTCGCAGCGCCAATGAGGCAAATGACCAGGTTTGCTGGATCAGCATCGTCAGCTTATCCCAGGCATCCTCATGCACTTCCGGGAAGAAGTTGCCCTGGTTGCGCACGTCCGTTTCCTGAGTAAGCGGTAAATCACGCTCGATATTGATTTTCCACCCTGCAGCGAGCGGGCTTGCCAGCTTCACTTTGCCACCCGACCGCAAGCCCGCGCCGGTGACAGAGTAGTCAGTGTTCAGGGTTAGATTGATGATATTCTCTGACAAATCAACAACTGACACAGAAAGTTGATCCTCAGTGAACACGCGAAATCTGTAATCAAAGTCCGTTGTCACACCATTCCCGGTGTACTCCTCGCGATCGACTTCAGTTGATACGGTCATGTTTTAGCTCCGATGGTGTGCTTTTTGCTCATTTTAGCCACCAACAAACACTATATGAATTGAATTGTGTTATATAATTATTCTTATTACCATTAAGGTAATTATCTTGCGCATATTGCTAAACTAATCATTTTTATATATGGTTATTTATACAGTAGTCACACGCTGAGCGAGGTGCATTAGGAAATGAAGAGGTACAGCTACCCGGCCAGCAGGATGCTGGAGAAAAGCGTTAACACGCGCGAAGGGATCGCGGGATTAGCTAAGGCTTCACTACTGGAAACGCTGCTGAAGGAACTCGATGAGGACGGATCAGAGATAGGCGGTGCTATGCTGGAACTGAATGCTTTAGTGAACTATGTCACACAAAATGAAAAAATGAAGGAACAAATAAAAACACATTCGCAATTTATTACTCACCAGTTGGAACAATAATTACCATCGTCAATACCTCGCCGGGCCTAGCCCGGCTGCTGCTCAGGTAATCTTTTTCAATCCCCCTCGCAAAATAGTTACCAAATTGGTACATTTACTTTCTCGCAAACCTGCGCCACAGTGATAGCGCATCAGCAAAATCTGATGCCGGGATTGGCGTCCTGAAATATCACAGCGCACATGACACGCGCTTAGCGTGTTTTTTGTTTGTGCGGCCCAGTAACACCCTCTCAATGGTGAGCTGGGCAGGGGCCCTTCGGGGCGCTGGTTCCCTGTGATGCCAGTACGCCAACCTTGTCCAGTTCACCACCAGGCAATTGGCGTTGTCGGTGGTGAGTAAAAACTCAATCACAGGAGACGTCACCATGACAGCTCAAAACGCACCTACAGTTTTCTCTTTCGACTCAAACGTAAAAATCAACGTCATCACCAGATCCGGCGCGCCATGGTTTTTCGCTGCTGAAGTCTGCAAGGCGATCGGAATCGCTAACCATCGAGACGCAGTGAGAAAGTTGGATGATGATGAGAAGGCCGTCGGTTTAACCGACACCCTTGGAGGCGAGCAGGAATCGGTCATCATCTCCGAATCCGGCCTCTACACGTTGATCCTGCGCTGCCGCGATGCGGTGACTCCTGGCACCATCCCTTACCGTTTCCGCAAGTGGGTAACTTCCGAAGTGCTTCCGGCGATCCGCCAGACTGGCCAGTACCATCACCGGGCGCCGGAGACGTTATCTGACCTGGCCGGCACAGGAACCACGATGACAATTCGCGACGCGCGCCGCGGCAAGAAGAAGACCAGCACCAAGACCGCAAGCCGTATCGCCGATGCATGCGTGCCGGTTATCCTGGAAGCCATGCGCGACCAGTACCACTACGCCAACACGAACGTTGGACCGGAAGAAGTGATCCCCGCCCTGCTCAGCGACGAGCGCAACTTGCAGATCACCGCGTTGGTTGAAGAGCTGGCAGACAATGGCCACAACGTCGCCGGCGTCGTGCGAGAAGTCGAGGTGATGCGCTACTATATCCTGCAGTGCGCCAAGAACATGGCCGCGATCGCCACGCACGCAGCGTTCATCGCGAAGCAGACGAAGGTGCAGTAATCATCGACCACGCGATCGGGAAGATGTGAGCAAAGCTGGTGCTTTGTGGTCAACGACAGAGTTCAATATGCAACCAACAACCCTTGCAACCAACATTACCAGTTAGTAATATTACCGAAGTGGTAATCCGCTAGAAAGCCGATGCCCAAGCTAGATAAGTAAGATTACCTAGCGTTAGAAGAAGGAGAAGGAGCAAAACCTATGAAAAAATTTGATGAGTTTGATGGCTTCTAAATGCCATAGGGTGTTGATAGGCGGGCTAACCACCCGCCTTTTTCATGGAAAAAACAATGAACATCGATCCAGTAACAATGCAAATAGTTAGCAATGCAATTGTATTGCTTGGGGTGGTTGTTGCAATTTTCACCATCTGGTACAACATCAGGACTGCAAAAAAAACTCAGACGGCTATTTTCTTGTTCGAAAGCAGGACAGACAAAGAGTACATAGAGTCCTTGCATGTTCTTAGAAAAGTGCATGAATCAGGAAAGTCTTTTAGGTCTTATGTTTTCCCATGTGGTGGAGAAAAATTAACGGAAGAAGAAAAGAACGAAAAGAGAAAGTTCCAGTACATTTTGAATTTTTATGAGCGAGTGGCAGTGAGCATCCAAAATGGAATTTATAACGAGGATATGATAAAAAAGACATCTTACTCGACAGTTATAGATACTTGGAATCATGCTGAGCCGCTTATTAAAGCCATCAGAGAAAGCATTAGCTCTAAAACAACCTATCAAGAATTTGAGTGGCTTGCCAATAGATGGAAAGACTCACCGCTAAGAGAGACTTCAAAGCGACGCTGGTACCACTCATCATAAACAAAGCCCGCGGCGCGGGCTTTTTGTTGCCTATTGAATTATTTCAGGATGAATAAATGCCTAGCTATATATCAGAACTAATAAATGACAAGACAATTATTGGGGCTTGTATCGGTGCATTATTTTCCATAGCAGGTGCATTTGTTGCACATGGATTAAGCGTGCGACTAGAATCTAGAAAGATAAAAACATCAAAAAAAGAAGAACTTTATGAAGAACTGTTAAAACTAAAATCATTAATTGCTAAAAAACGGTCATACTTATTTCTTGCTCAAAACGACAGAAAAGAAGACGCAAACAAGTTGGAAATAGATAAAGGAAGTAACATTGAGAAGATAGTTATGATTACGAACCTTTACCTAAATTGTTACGAAGAGTACACTATCGACATCGTAAAAACATACCGAGAGATCAATTTGGCATATCAAGATGCAAAATACAATAATTTAATTTTTGATAATAGCCAAAAAGATCGCATTGAGATAAACCTTTCCCGGATTGAAGTGATGATTGGTCGTTTAATAGATAATATTGTAGGTGGTTAAATGGATAATACCTTAATAAGTGCCGTTATTAGTGCTGCTGTTGCTATTTTTATAGCATGCGTTACAGTGTACTGGACGAAAAGATCTAATAGAGAACTCGAAAACAATAAAGTTCTAAAACAAAAAAAGGAGGAGTTATACCTCGCGTTATACGATCTAGATGAAGCTTTATCCATGTATTCAAGGTTATTCAGAAGGCAGTCACTTACTAGATTAGATATTGATGATGTTGATTTGAAATGGTCATCATCCCTTGGAAGGGTAAATATGATAATCAACATTTATTTCCCATCATTAAGGCAGGATTTTGAGTCTTCAAAATCAGGGTGTGATATTTTTTTCAATGATTCGATACAAATACTAAGAATTATATTAAGTTCAAAAAATGCTGATAGATTAGATTATGACATGCATTCAACCGAGGCTTACACCAAACACGCAGAAGCAAGGGAAATGCTTTCTGAATTTGAAAGAAATATCATCAACTTAAAAATATAAAACGTCATTATTTATATGGGCATATAATGTTAGAACTAAACACATTACTGACTAATGATACAATAATTGGTGCTTGCATCGGGGCGGCTGCCGCCATTGCAGGCAGCACGATAACCGCAATAGCAACTTATTTTATAAACAAGTACATAGATAGAGCCAAGTTAATTATTGATAAAAAGGAAGAGCTATACATAGCTTGTGATGCCATTTCTAAGTGCATTCTAGTTTGCGAGTCATCAGTAAAGAAAGGTAGGTTTGATTCCGCATTAAAGAGCACGGTTAACGAAATAATGGAACTTCAAACAAAAATAAGAATGTTGATTGGTCTTTACTTTGCTAATCTTGAGGATTCTAAAGATATTTTTGATGTTGCCATGGACAACCTTACAAACAAATGCTTAATCCCAAGTGGTGAATCTTCCATTGCAGGTGAAGAAAATTATTCAGCAGTAGGGATTGATTACTGCAAAATTGCGCTGAGAGCCGCATTAACACTGAGGAATGATCTTAGGGATTAGAAACAAGATATAAAGAAAACACTAAAAGCATTTTAATTAATGTGATTAAAAGCCCCTCGCGGGGCTTGGTGGGTGGTGTGCGGTTAGACCCGCTTTCTGTTACTGAACCATTCAGCTAAGCCCGCAATGCCTCCCATGGCAAACGTCAAGATAAGCGCGCCGAAGAATAACCCACCAGCTTGCCACCACTCCCAATGCCATGCCTTCATTGCTCCAGCCATGCCAACTACTGTGCCAAGGATAGGAATATAGGCTATGATCGCCGCGATGATAAACGAGAAGAATCCGCTCACACCCCACCATGACTCAAGGCCTGCCATCACTGCCGCTAACTGTACGACACCAATCGCTAAGTAAATGATAAAACCTATTGCTTGCATGTAATCACCAATTTAAATTATAAAAGTTTTATTGATTTATGTAAGTTATCAAGCGCTATTGCTGATTTTTCATTTAGCTTGTTATCATAAAAATTGGAGCTAAATTTCATAATCCTATTTTTGTGGAATGCTACCAGCGTTGTTTCTCTTCCTATGTTTCCATCTGGCATTTTAATAGTTGCTGAGTATCTCAATGCCTTCAGCGCTCCTAAGTGATCCTCATCCACACGTATGATGTTAACCTCGAAACCGGTAGACGGCATTGATCCATCCATCAGCATCTTTGCAAACGCCTCCTTTTTCTCTTTAGTTGAAAATGCATTAATGAATTCGCTATTGGATTTAAATGGTGAGTTGGCTCCAGCATCAGGTCCGTAGGATATCTGGACTTGAACCATATCAGGGCAAGCATCACAAATAAAAACATCTCCTGAAGGAGTTGATTTAGCCACCCAACCAGAACTGTCTATCGTATAAAATCCTGGCTTTGTGAACGCATATCCGCAAACAGGAATTGCTATTAACAATGCAAAAATTATCTTTCTCATTTTTTACCCAATCATTTAAGTTGCTCTTCTACTCTGTTAAGCAGTGGCGAGATATAAAACAGGTTCTGATATGGTAGCAACTTCCTGACCGCATGTGTCTGCTTGTCATCAAATTCTCCGTTAAGCACACCATTGGCGATCACTGCACCATCACCGGCCATGTCGAAGGTAGGTCCCATCAGGGCGCCGATTGCGTTACGGCTCTGGAAGCGGGATACCGGCGGAGCGCCAAACATGGCGCCAAGCCCGAACCGGCCGCCGCTGATATTCTCCACGGCATTCAGCGGTTCTGACAGCCAGCCAATCATGCCAGCGCGGTCGATGCCCTCTTTCACCAGGTTATTAGGGCTGTAGTCGATATCACGGCCGCTGAGCTTTTGCTTCATTACGTAGACCATTGCGCCGAGCGCGATAGTCCCCATGGCGCCTAGGTAGAAAGATGCATCGCCCTGCTGGATGCCGGAGGCGATCACGCGGTTATGCTGAGCAAAGATGAACGTCTTGAACTGCAGGATCATCTTGCCTACTTCATTGCTCATCATCAACGGCGTATCGCCAACGCCGGGCGTGACAACGGTAGAGTCAACGTCTTTCAATACGGCAGACTGGAATGCTTCACGCACTGCGCGATCGTCCCACAGATGGCTATGGCCAGTCAGAAGCCCGTCCATATCCTCACCATGCTTCGCGAATTGCTCACCAATACGGCGTAGCATGCTCTGGTCGATACCGATTTGCGCCAGCTTTCTGACTTCCTTCTGCGGCACTTCCTTCCCCGCTGCCAGCAGCTGAGCATTGTCCAGGATACGCGATTGAACGATAAGGCCAGACCATGACTTCAGAGCTGTGTTCCACTGGTTCATCAGCGTCCAGTTACCAAACTTCTGCGTACCCCAGTTAAGTCCACGCTCAAAAGCAGAGCGCCGGCTGTATGGGTCAGTGAGATCAGCAATAGCCTTCGTTCGGGTAGACAGTACATAATCCAGGCCGACAGCCATTTCCCGCAAGTCTTTGGTGGCCACTTTCACCGCAGCCATGTTTCCGAGCATGGCACCCATAGGGCGCAGTGATTTGCTTAGACCGTGCTGCATGACAGGACGCATCAAATCGGTGGCGGCCGATATTGTCATGCCACCCAGCAGGCGCAGGAAATTGACGTTTCGCGCGACCCGGCCGGCACGGACAAAGAAGCTTCGTGGATCCTTTGGCGCGCCATAGGTACCGATCAACCTGTCTCGCATTGCCTCAATGTCGCGAAGGTCAGCTTCACGTTGTTTCTCCAGCTTCGCGCGTTCCTTCGGCGTCTTGGCATCTTTGATTAGCTTGGTGTATTCCTCCGATACCTGTCTGATCTGTTCGCCCATATCCTTGCTGCCGAATTGCGCGGTTAGTTCGATCTCCGGCCCCACCTGGCGCAGATAGCTTTCCATGACGTGGTTGATATCAGACTCCAAAAAGTCTTCAATCCGTTCGTCTGGGATAAGCAGGCTTCGGCTCTTCGTGAAGCCAGCGCGGCCGATTATTTTTTCAGGCAGCAGCTGAGCAGGAACCAGGCCAGAAGGAGCGCCAATAATCTTGTTGACGATCTCATCTGCGGCATCCTCGGCTTCCTCTCGTGAAAGTGGTTCCATCGCCTTCAGCGCGCGCTCACGGCTTGCATTCAGTCTGGTCGTGGAGTTGGCCTTCTTCTGCAGCTTGCGCAGCTCTGAGCGATGCTTGCGTGGGTTATCAAGCAGTTCAAGGTGGCGCTGCAGAGTTGGAAGCTCCTCCTTTGCCCTGGCAACGTCATCCAGCTTGGTGCGCAAGTCCGAAACCTCTTTGTTAAGACGGGTGATCAGCTTCTGATTTTTTGCTGTGGCCAGTTGCGCCTGTTGTTTCTCCAGCCTGGCTGTTAAGTCCTGCTCCTGGCCGATCAGTTTCGTCCTGTTGCCAACCTCGTCCATGAGTTCAGTTTTACGGCCAGACCACGACTCTGCTGCGGCAATTTCGTCAGCTAATGCTTTTGCGCGCGGCTCGGCTTCTGCTGCTGCAGAAAGACCTGAATCAATCTTCTCAATGCGAGCGCCGGCAGCATCCGCACCTTTTGCGCTGATGCCCTGAATCCAGTTAGCAATGCGCCCTCGGAACTCAGTGCGATCAGAGAGAATTTTGTCGAACTTATAAATGCGAGGCAGGTAGCTTTGTGCCGTTGAAACGTCTACATCCTCTGGCAAAATGCCAAGTTCCTGCATGCGGACTTTTGTTGCTTCGAACATTGGCCGAATCTGAGCGGCAGCCTGTGCCACTTCGGGTATATCACTCTGATCGCCGCGACGCATAGCCATGCCAACGGCCTCGTTGAAATCAACAAAGTTCATTCGCTTGCCGCCGGCTGCACGGATGTTTTTGCTGTACGCCTGATAAGCGTCCTTCGTTGACTCCATCTGCTTGTACAGCATGGCATCATATTGCTTGATCTTGGTCTCTGCCGCGGTGAACGTTGCCAAACCTTCATCGTTCTTCGCAAAGAAATAGTTGTTCTCTGCCAGTTGCTGATTGATTGCCCGCGACGCGCGGGATGGCGATTGAGCAAGGCGGCCGCCAGGATTAACGCTCAACGTTTTGTTAATTAACCCAACACCTGCCAGCTGTTCCTGATCCAGCGTTGTGTTGAAAACCTGCGCCGCGCCGATGCTCTGCGGAGAATCATTGCCACGTAGGTTACTGGCCACCGCTTGAGATACTGCGGTGCGCTGACCGGCACCGGCAAGCAACTGAGCCCCAGCCCCGAGTATGCCGCCAATCATTGCATCAACCGCAACGTTAGCCGCGCTCTCATCCAATGTTCTGGTTTCCTGGGTGGCGCTAAGCGCAGCCTCGGACGCGATACCGCCGATGGCATTGGCAAGGGCAAACCTACCTGCAGTAGCCGCAACCTCACCGCCGCGCACCACCGCACCAGCAGGGACAAACATCGACGCCAGGTTGATAGGATCGATAAGCCCCATCGCCAAGCTTGATATTGTCCCGGCACCGCCTGTTTCTGAAAGGTATTGCCTGTCCTGAATCTGCTGATCGATACGCTGCTTTATAGCGCGCGTCTCGTCAGGAGAGCCGGCATCAATGAATGAGTCTGCGTAATCCTCATATCCTTTAAGATCGGCCGCATCATTGTCAAAAGGGTTATACCCATCAACCTTGTCAAACTGGCTGAATGGCGCAGTGGCAATGAAACTTCCCAAGGAGTTATCAATTCGGAAAGCCGCATCACGACCGCGCTGAACCTGCTGATTATCGGTGAATGGATTGAACGCCGAAAGCAATGACGGCGTTTCCATATATGCAGAACTATCATCAGGCTGAGGTATGCTCTGTACATCAGCAGACAGCAGATCATCAGGCTTCATCTCATACGTTGGCATTACTGACCTCCTGCGGTGATGTTGCTCGGCAGTTGATTGGCAATGCCGGCGCCAAATGGTTTAGTAAAATCAGGGGGTGTATATCCTTGCTGGTTTGTGAATACCGGCTGTTTTTCTTCCTGCCGCGCAGCGCGCGCCGCATCAACCCTCTTTTGCTGGATATCCATAGTTTGCTTGTACATCGGCGAGGTTTTTTGCTCAGGCCTGAATCGCAACGGCATACCATTTTCGCCGTAATACGGGCGAACATCGTCATAGCCTTCTGCATTCTTCTGCCGCACCATTACGCTGTAAGTCTGATCGCGTGGCGTAACAGCATCGGGAACCAAAACCAAATCGGTATCATCTCGCATGCCGCCAAATGCGGAACTTTTCAATGCTTTTTTCTCTTCTTCCCACTGCCCTTTGATCCAGTTTCCTGACCCGTTGGTAACACCATAAACAGCTTCAGGTGCGTACTTCATCACCTCTTCTTTGCCGTTGATTGTCGAGACAGCCCAAACCTTTTTAATCATCGCATTGGTCATGGCCTTCGCCTGTTCTGCATCGCCGCCGGTCTGTGCAAAGTTCGCATCGTAAATGGTCTGATAATCGCGTTGGTAAAGCTGATTTGCCTGGCCAGCCGCGGTAATACTTGGCGCGCCGAAGCTTGTCCATGATGGCGACAGGCTATTGATGTTGTCCTGTGCTGCCTTGGCTCTGTCCTTGATGTAATCTTTGTCCCGAACCTGCTGGCTAATCATCTGCTTCAGGCGATCGTCCTGCTGATAAACCTGGTTGTATGCCATATCTACCGCTTTCTCTGCAGGCACGCCGGCACGGTCATAAGCATAAACCTTCGAGTAGAACGCCATCGCGCCTTTATCAACACCTGTGGCCGCCGCCGGATTGTTGTCAAAAATCTGTCCGTACATTTTGGCCATAGGAACAACGACGGCAGGATCGCGCGATGTTGCCCCAGCGGTGAGCATCGTCTTGATCTGCGTCGGCAGCATGCCGGATTTGGTTGTTATCTCTGCAACCTGGTTCAAGCTGTCCGCGTTGTTGATATTGAAACCGGGGGCAACCTTTTGATCAAAGTAATGATCAGCTGCTGCCTGATTGTTTTTGTCGTTCGGGTCAAGGGGGAAATTATTTTGCAAGGATGAAGAGAATCGCGCGCTTCCCTGGTTCTTCTCCCATTCGGCATCGAGCTGCTTAAATTTCGCCTGCATTTTGTCCCAGCGCTGCTGGTTGGCTGCAAAATTAGATGCGTTCGGATCCGTTGGCCGCAAGCGTTCAAGCAGGTCCTGCCGCGCTGCCGGCGACATGCTTTTGGCTGCTCCAATAACGCCACCATAACTTTGCTGATCTTGAAGGTCTTGCCATTGCCGCATGCCTTTTGATGGGCCATAGGCATTTATCAGATCTGCTTGCGTTGGCAGCTGTGCCGGCTGTAGTCCTTCATCAAGAGCTGAATACGCATCTTTCAGCGATGTGCCAAGCTGCTGTGCATATAATGCACGCTGCTCGTTTTGCATGGCCTGCGCCTGTCGCAAATATGCGCCTTGAGTTGCAGGGCTTGCAGCATCAAAAGCGGCATTGCCGGTTCTACGCTTTGATGACTCCAAAGCAGAAAGTCCAAGCGCGGCACTGACGCCGGCGCCGATCTGCTCATCGGTGTATGGCTGGCTGCCATTCTCATGCTTCACGATGCCAGCACACAACGCTGCCAGGGTTCGTGGGTTGCTCATATCAACCTGATCATTGGCGCCAACACCCAACGCGCCGCACAGCGCCTTGATATAGGCATCAGTGTTGTTTCCATCTGATGCCGGCGCCCAACGGTTAACGATCTCTGCTACGGTATCGAACCCTTTAGCCTGATACGCGAGCAGGTTCTTACCCAGCGCTCTAATCCCATGCTCCGGAGTCTCAAACTTGGCAAAGCGGCCATCGCTGCCTGTCTGCCCTTCCCATGGGTTTTTATCACTGGCCTCAATGTTTCCAGGGTTGTTATTGCGCAGCCCGCGCGCAGCAGATGAATTGCCATGCGCAGTGAATCTAGACACACCGCCAACGTCTGACGGCTCGCCATTTCTCGCCAGGAACTGATCATAGCGGCCAGCAGTGAGCTGAGCATTCAAGGCAGCCTTGGCCGAGTTTTCCCGGAAGCTTACCCAATTAGCTTCAATCTCTTCCGGACTTTGTCCATGCGCCTGGCCATATGCCATGATCTGCTCTCTGGCCAGCAGGTTGGCATTTACAAATCCTTCGTTGCTGTCGAAGCTGTTTTCAGCCTGCTGCTGCAGGTTTGCCAAAAGCCCTTGCTGCTGACCTGATTCGAATTGCTGGCGCTGGCCGATCTCGTACTGTCGAGCACGATTCGCAATAGGCTGTCCGGCGGCCTGGAATTGATTCCTGAATTGTTCTTTTACCGGGCCGTCCGGGATTGATGCAAACGCCTGATCAGCAAGCCCGCCAAGCTGGCCAATAACCTGCTCGCTCTGGCCAATGGCGTTGGCGCCCTGCTTTGTCATCAGTCCTGTTTGTGGGTTGTTGAGAAGGTCGTCAGCCTGCGTTTGAAACTGCAGCATGGCATTCTGGGCAAAGGCGAGGTCTTGCTTTTGCTTTTCCTCACCAAATGCCTGCAAGTAGTTACCACCAACCTGCGCCAAAGCTTCGCCTACGCCAGTCTGCGGAACGCGAATATCAACCTGATTAACCGGCGCCATTTCCGCGCGGGATTGGCGCTCATACGTTGGGACGATTGGCATGATGCCTCCTTACAGGAAAGTGAAGCCTTTCTTGGCGTTATCGAACATATTGGCGCTTGAAGCCGGTCCTGCCTTGGAGGCCTTGCTGGCGCTGCTGAATATCGAGGTATCGCCGCCAAATGTTTTGTAAGCACCAAATGCCTTCAAGGGCGTATTCAGGATCGTGGTAAAGGCGCCGAGGTTTGATTGTTGCCGGTCAATCTTTGCCTGCGTGCGCGTTAAATCAGCCTGAAATGCAAGGCTGTTGCTTTGGTTTATAGAGTTGTTGATCGTCGTTAGCGCATCAAGCTGACCACCAGCCGCGGTGTCGCCGAAGATGTTCAATGAACTTCCGCTGGTCATGTCCGTCCCGGCGGCGCCAAACGCTGCCGCCTGTTGCCCCTGTAGCTGACGTGTTTGCTGACGCTGGCGCGCAGCCTCAGCATTGCCTGTGTTGATCGCATCTCGCGATGCATTTTCGTATGACTCAGCCTGAGCGTCGGCAACCTGAGACGCAGCGCGCCCCTGCTGAATCTGGCTATAGGCGCTTAGTCCGCCCATCGCGATAGCAGCACCTGCTGCAATTGTTGCAGGCTCACACATGATCACCTCGTCTCATTTCAAATCTGTGGAATGGAAGCCCGGCACGGCCAACTGGCTGCGCTTCATGGATGGTGAACCCGAGCCAGTGCAGCCAGCATTTCGCAGCGGTATTGCGCGCGTCGACGTAGTTTTCCAGCTCCGGATAGTGCTGCAGGAAAAGACGCAGAACTGGCCGGCACCGGCGGAGGAAAGTGGCCTGGTATCGTTCAAGCAGGTCAGAACCCACCAGCCACGGAACCCCTGAGCCGGTTATCATTGACCGCGGAGCCACGCCGAAGATGGTCACCACCTCGCCATTGATCAGCCCTGCGAAAGCAAATGCAGAAGTGCGCAGAGCCAGCTCAAGAACCTGAGCCGGCGTCTTGCCGCTCATCGCATTGAACTCATCGGCATCAGCCTGGCGAACGTGCGGCAGGAGCGCCGCAACGTGTTCAAGAGTGGCTTCGACAACTTCAACCTTGCGCACTAAATGCCTCCTACGGTTACGCGCGGGATAACTGCGAGAATGGTCATCGGCAGCGGGTCGTTCTGTTCCACAATCAGCCGGCCGTTCTTGCTCCAGTTGGCATCCAATTGTAATTCAATGGTTCCCGTCTTCGGTTCGACTGGGTCATCATAAAATTCATCGTTGCGTTGCGCGTATTCGTACATCTCGCCGCCGGGCGTGCCGGCAAACACACCGCGCGACTCATTCACCAGTAACGATGCGGCCGTGAAGAGTTTCTTTTTATCCAGCAGTGTTTCGTTGCCGTTCAGGTTAACGTCCAGCGTTTCAATGACTGCGGCGATCGGCAGGCCTGCATGCACTACGGCACCGGCTTTCTCCAGGGTGATAGCGCCAGCATTGACTACCTTCTGCGGCTCAACGTTGGCATCTGACAAAATGCTCACGGTCTGGCCTTCGAGGTGGTTAAGTCCTGCGAATGCAGAGCGCGCCATGCTCCAGTCACTGACCGGGACACCACGGAACTGCGGCGGAACATCTCGGTTGCTGGTCACGGTTGCCTGGTTGCCACTGGCCACCGAACGGATCAACAACTTCAGCACCTTGCTCACATCATCCTCGATATACGGCATGTGGATTTCACTGCCAACATCACCGGCCGTGAAGTAACTGGCGCCCGCCACCGTCAGCGTCATCTCTTCGTCATAAGGCCAGTCCCCTGCGCCACCTGTAAGCGTCATGGTTTTGCTGGCGTCACGGTTCCTGCCGTCATACGTCAGGCCGCAGTCAACGAAAAAGGCATCGTCCATCACATCGTATAGGCGGCTCTGCATACGCTCGATATAGCGTCGCTGCTGGCCATTGATGGTGCGTTCAACCACGCAATAGAGCGCGTCTTCGTTTCCTTCGGCAATGCTGCACACTGATTCATAGCGCCCGGCCCCCGGGTGTAAGTGCCACGCTGCCACCTGCTGATCGCGGAGGTAGGTTAATCCCAACAGCGCGCCGTCATTGCGCGTACACCAAACGATCGACATAGGCGTGATTGAGAACGCCCAATCGGTAATCTGGTACCCGGTAAAGAAGTGGTTAGCGAGGATGGTCAGGTCAGAACCCTGGAATCCGTCGACGTCGAACGAGTAGGCCAGGTCGCGCACCGCGCCGCCCTTTTGCTGGATGAATAGCGCGACATTGCTGATCGCAATAGGCTGCACGTGGCTGGCGCCATTCTGCCCCTGGCTTGAAAACTGGAAGGCCGAAGGTGTCAGCGTACCTTGCTGGTTGCCGTTCACCTTGTATTCGCCACCGCTGGTTAGCGCGACAAGCGATCCGACGTCGATCAGATGACGGATTTGATTGAGCTGGCGACCGGCGTAGGTATAGGTGATAGCGTCATCGTCAACGGTCGGGTTTGATGTGCCGAAATCCTTATAGTCTCCGCTGCGACTGGTCCATACTGTTTGCGGCTGACTGCGTGATCCGGCAAACATCAAGCGCTGCTGGAAGTAAACGACGGTGCCAGGATAGCCAGCATCACCATTCCAGGCATAATGCGCCCACTTGTATGTTGCCGACTCGGAGCCAACTACCTGCCCGGGCAGCTCGATCTCTCCATCCTTGCGGATCACCACTTCGGCAGTGGCGGTCATCCCGTCGCCGCTTACGGCCGTAATGCGGCAAATTCCTCGGCCGGAATGCAAGTAACGCCATTTGACGCCATAGGCATCAGAACCGGCTACAGCCCAGCCGTCCCAGCTATCACCAGTTGTATGCGTTGGCGCCACCGGGCCAGTATGCCCTCGTTCGCCAGCATCAACACAACGATAATAGTTCTCCTGGTATCGGCAGATATTCCCAACGCTAACCTGCTCGCCGGTAACCCAACGCCCGACCGTGTCGACGTTCTTCTGCTCCATGTAGAACAGCTTTCCAACATGCCAGCTTTTGAAGATCGATGCACTAGCTGTAAGGTCTACCGTTCCGCTTGTCGCGCTGGCGTAGACAGTGATCGACTCGTCAATGTTCACGTTAGCAAATGGACCGCTGACCGTGGCCACCTCTGCAGTGCGCCAATCATCGTGCGCATAGCGTTGGATTTCCATAGGTGGGTAGTTCGGGTGGCAAACCGTCATCACGTCTGCGCTCTGCGTGTATTTCAGCAGGTCGATATCTGCGGCTGACCACGGCGTTGTTACGTCGACAGGCTGGCCAGCACTGGCGCCGGATGAGTAGACAACCTGTGCGCCATCCATAAACACGCGGAAGTAGTGATCGCCGACCTCTAGCACATAGGTCTGCTCAGTGTTGAACTGGAACGGGATCAGGCGACACTTGCGATCGGTAAACTTTGCCGGAGCCACATAGCGCGTTCCCGGGCGGTTCTCAACGCCGCCATATTGGCGCACGATGAAGTTACGGCAGCGGCGCAGTGACGTCTGGTATTTCTCCAGGTCAACGCGGCCGTAAAGGCTTGGCGATACTTCGCCACCAGCAAAGGACGGTTGAATGAGGCTGGTTGTCATTATGATGCCCTCGCGTCGGAAACCTCAGACCACGGAGCCGGCGGCTCCTGGGTTTCATTCATGCTCAGCGTTGAAGCAGATGAAATGGTGAGTTGGTATTCCTGCTTGGCGCGATTACCGAGACTGGCATCGCCAGTGATCTGCATGTTGATTTCTGCAGCCAGGCGCCAGCTAAGTGCGTCGCGGAACTCTGCGTCAAACATGTTGGGGTCGGTGACGCGTGTCACGTAGCGCAGCCATGCTTTCGGCAGATCAGTCAATATCAAACGGCCAGTGCCATTCTCATCAGAACCGACCTCATACGGCACGCGCCGTTCTGGCGTAATAAAGCGCTCACCGTCTGGAGAGACGATCGCAACAATGCGCAGGCAGTCCACCGGGTAGCGGTAACTGTATTGCCAATCAGGCTGTTCGATATCCAGATCGGCAAGGGCTACACGCTTTGTGGCGAACCTCCACGGAAAATCAGCCAGCACCGCGTCGCGGCAGTCTTCATAAAACAGCGAGCACACCGACGCTTCTTTGCTCTTTTCCGTCAGGCTGGCAATAACTCGGCTGTTGCCAAGCCGACCAAGCGCCACGTTGCAGATCTGGATAACGGATGCCATCACTCGCCCCCTGCGTCGCCATAAAGTGTGTCAGCAGCAGAACGCTGCGGCGCGGCCGCCGGCTCTACGCCAATATCAGTGAATTGCAGATCAACGCTGCTTTCGGCTTTATCACCTTCGGTGCGGGTGGAGACAGACAGCACTTTAGCCAGGCCGCCAATTGTCAGTGATTCGCCAACCTTTGGCAGTGGGATCCCCAGCTTTTCCAATGTGTCATTGTTCAGCGTGAAGCGAAGCCCCCACGGATATTCGTCGCGAGTCTCCGGCTTTCCGCCTTCGCTTTCGTAGGTGTCTGTGCCGATCTTGAGGTTTACGGTTTTCATGCGAGGACTCCAGGAAAGAAAGGGGCCGAAGCCCCTTTGTTAGTTGATGCCTAACTCTTTGCGCTTGGCTTCAATTTCTTCTGACAATTTGGCGATGCCCGCTTTGTGGTGCGGCTTGGTGCCGAAGATTTCTTCATACTGCTGCTGCAGTGCGGCCAGCTTCGCGCTGTCGTCGTTGTCGCCGCCGCCCTCTTCCAGCAGATTGCCATCACCATCGATCAGCTGCAGGTTGTCGCCAGCCTTGCCGCCGTATTCGATTGTGTCGCCCTCTTCCAGCAGATGCCCGTTGATGAATGACTTCCGTGTGACGCGGTACATTTTCAGTTGTGACATGTCACGCCCCGTTAAACAGTGATGTTGAAGGCGCTTGCATAGCTGCGTTGTGCATCAGCATCCAGCAGCAGGCCAGCAGTGAAAGTACCGGAGGTCAACGGGCCAGTGGCCACGGTGTAGTTAACGCGCAAATAGCGCTGTACACCGTGTGGAACAGTGGCCACATAGCGATAACCAACCTTCAGATCAGCAACTGCGATTGCACCGGTCTGCAACAACGTGGTTGCACTGGCGAAATCGCTGGTCTTGGAGGTTTGCAGACTGATCGTTACGGTAGCTGCACCGCCAGCCGCGGCAGTGGAAGCCACTTGGGCGAGGAACTCAACCGGGTAGCCAGGACCGATATCGCGTACATCATTGCCGGCATACAGCGGACCGAGGTCGATAACGTCAGTAGAAGGCGCGGTTGCCGTAACAGCCTGCGCCTGCGAGAACATATTCAGATAGTCGAGGATCATTTTGTCTCTCCATCAGTGAGAAAGGAGAGCCGCACCCGGCGGCTCAGCCGGGATTATTGAACCTGTGATTCAGTGCTCAGCAGAGCATCGCAGGTGCGCACTGGCACGCCGCGGAACGAAGTCCACCACACGCCTTCGGTTTCTTTAACGCTGATCGCCAGAGAGGCTTTTTCAGTTGCCTGAATGTCCAGGTATTCAGCTGCATCGCGGTTCATATAGAACACTGCGTTGCCCATCTGTAGGTTAGGGATGCGATGCAGAGCCTGCACCATCAGCGTGGCCAGGTTCGGGCCGTCGTCGGCGCCCAGCTTGGTCGTATCGATGTTGGCAATGCGCACCACATAGCGCCAGTCACGAACAGTCAGGCCATTGTCCCACTTGTAGTGAGTGCGGTAGCCTTCATACTTGCCTTTCTCAGCATCTTCGAGAGTAACCTCGCCCTTGTCTTTGTGGCTCAGGCCAGCCGCCTGGCCTTTAGGGAAGATGCCGTGCACTGTGTTAGTGCCCCACACAACCAGCCAGATTGAGGTGAGATTAGAGCCAGTGCCGCCCGCATCGATAATGTTCTGAGCGTTCTTGGCGGTCAGGTCGTTGTAACGCGCGGACAGGCCGGTAAAACGCTGTGGGTTGATGCGAGTGTCACCGTAGAACAGGGTTTCTGCCATCTGCTGGTTCATGGCCTCAAGGAAGGCCTGATCTTCAGATAAACGGAAAGCATTGGTATTCCCGTTCAGATCGGCCAATGCTTTATCAACTTCTGCATACGCCTCAAGCATCCCGCATGAGTCAGTAACCTGCGCGGTGGTCGATTTGCTTGGCTGAACGCCGTAGTTCAACAGGCGCCAGGCAGCAGCCGGCAAACCGGTTCGGATCGTAGTTCGGTGACCAGTTGGCAAGTTACCTTCCACATAAACCATATCGGTCAGAATAGGGTTGGTTTGTGAAAGCAACTCAACGATTGCGGGGATCTTCCCGTCCGGGTCCATGCGCTTTGCGTGGTCTGCCAGCGTCAGCGCGTTGGTGCTTTTAATAGCCATTCGGTGTTACTCCTTCTTGCCGTAGAGAATGTCGGCCGCGCTACGCTGACCGCCTTGACTTGGCACGACGAAGCTGTCTTCAGCCATCGCCTTGCCGACTTTTGCACAGAAGCGAACAAGTGCCGGGTGATTGCCCAGGCCGCTCGCATTCAGGTATTCGCGCAACTCTGGGTTGCCGAACTGATCCAGCGCGCGCTGCGCGGCGCCTACACTGACGTTGAACTTGTCGCCGCCGATTTCTTTGTCGGCCTTGACCTGCTCACCCCAATCCGAAACTTGCTTGCTCCAGGCTTCTGCCTGCTGCTGCTGGATCTGCGGATAGATGTCGACCAGCTTCTGCGCCTGCTCTTGGCTCAATCCCAACTCTTTGGCGATCGGCTCAAACACAGCCAGAGCATTGGCATCAAGTTCCTGGCCTTCCGGCGGCGTGAACTCGTATTTCTCCGGCGCCGCGGGTTTATTTTCCTTTTCCGCTTTTTCCTCAGCTTCCTTATCAGCTTTCTCTTTCGCGTCTTTTTCTGCCGCGAGTTCTTCGGCCGTCTTGCCGCCTTCCTGTTTTCCTTCACCTTCCGGGTTGCCACCTTCCGCCGGATTAGCTGCATTGGTATCTGCTGCCGGGTTATCACCGGTTGCTGCAGGAGCTGTAGGAGCTGCGCCACCATCACCACCTTCTGGCGGAGCTTCAGAGCACAGGCGGCGATACATCAAACGTTCGAACAAGTTCATGCGTTGCCTCTTAGCTTGTTGCGATAATGCCGGCAGCGCGGAGGCTCGCCAGCAGTGCGTTATATTCGGCCTGGGTTGGGGCTGCCGCTGCGTTAGCCACCGCTGCGCCCTGCTTGACGCCGCCGACTACCGAAGCAGTTGCCGGCGGCGGTGCGAATGTGGTTGGTTTGCCGGTGATGTCGCCCCAAGCCACGGAAGAACCGCCGCCGCTCAGAACCTTAACGACTTGCACGCCGCCGTCATTCCGGATCAATTTCTGGCGTTGTGTTGCCATGATTAGCCTCTCTGTCTTTCTCGGCCTCGGCGGCCATCTTTAGGTACAGTTCAGGGCAGAACTTCAACACATCGTTGAATAGCGCCAGCCCCGAATTGCGGTTACCTTCATTGAAAATTGTGCTGTTCACCTCGCCGGTGAATGAGATGCGAAACACACCAGCCTGATCGAGAAGCCCCCACACAAAACGGCGGCCACTCTCTGTTGCCATCACCTTCTTAACGTCGTCAGCGTGGCGTTGCTGAAGCTGCTCGCGAGTCATCATTGCTGCGCCCCCTGGCCTTGCTGCATAGCCTGCTGAATGCTGGTCAGTAAGTTAGGGTCAGCAGTTCCTGATTGGCTGAGAGTCTTCGCGATATCCGCGACGCCGCCGCCCATCTGCAGGCTCTGCGCTGCCTGTTGCTGCTGCGCACGCTGCTCGCGTTCTGCCTGCACCTGCTCGTCGGACTTGGTGATCGTCGTAGGAACGCCAAGCATGTCTCCGTATTCATCGATCGCCTGGTCAACATCAAGCTTGTCCGCGGCCTGCTGGAACCCTGCCTTAGCCATATTCCCGATGAATCCGACAAAGCGCTCGATGGAGCCAATGCCAACAGACTTCTGCGCCTGCGCCATAACGCTGGTGTATTCCACGCGCAGAGGCTGTCCCTGCAGTTCATCCGGAGGCGGTGGCAACATGCCGCGGCGCATCATGATGTTGAAAATCCGATCGATAGCCGGGTCCAGCAGTTCATCGTTCAGGCGGTCGAGCACCGGTCCGATCTGCAGCATCTTCTCGTCGCGCATCTCGTTGACCGCTTCGATCGGCATGCTGCGGGTGTTGATGTTGCTGAACATGTTGAACAGCGGAACGAAGTAGCACTCATTAACAAGCTGGCGCCCGTCCTGAATGCTGCCGAGCAGTTCCTGAATGCGAGGGTTGATCTCGTAAACCGGTTTGAATCCAGCCGTGTCGCCGGCGCCGTTGTAGTAGGAAACATCGCCAGGCAGCAGCGACAGGCGTTCATTCTTCATCGAACTTGGCGCCATCATTGGCGGGTTAACCAGCTTGTCGATCGCTTGGTCTTTGCGCTTCTGCTGAAGCTGCAACGCTTTAACGCCGCCCAATGCAAGGATGCCAGGGCATGATGAGCCGTAAGCATCCTCGCCGTTGATGTCCCAGCGCGGCACCAAGATAGGCATTTCATCGAAACCAGACTCGCTCAGCAGTTTGTCGCCGGAGCCGCCTGGTTCGTAATAAATCGAACTGAAACGCTTGTTCTTCGCGTTCAGCTTTCCGGTGTCACGGTTGGTGTTCGGCAATACGGCATGGACGACTTCGAACCACGTTTCAAACGAACCATTGTCCCAGGCTGACGCCACGGCATCGCTCACGTTATCCTTTCCAAACTTTGTCACCAGCTGGCGGCAGGTCATGGAGAATTTGCGGAATACAGTGTCGACCTGTAGGCGATCGCTGTTCGAGATGTAGTAGCTCCCAATCGGCAGCACATGCGTGCGGATCACATCCTCTTCATCTTCCAGGATGGAAATCGCACCAGTGGCAAATGTGCCAAGGTAGCGATAGAGAACGGTCAGGGACTGATACCAGTTGGATTTGTTCATCACGTCGTTCATCAATTCGACGACCTGAGAAAGCCACATCTTGACCGGCCAGCTATCCATCAATTGCTTGTCGGGAGTACTCAGAGAAAACCACGGGCGCGTCGGGCTGGTAATTCCGGACAACATGCCAGATTCGAGAGTGCGCGAAGCAAGGCCGCCGGTTGGGTCAACAACCTTGGTGTTACGCTTATTTCGGCCGGCATCGGTTGTAAGGAATCGCCCGCAGTTTGGCAGGATGAAATCGCTCAGCTCTTTCCAATGCGAGTCATATGACGTCCGCGCGGTTACGAGCTGAGATAGCTGCTTTTCCAGAAACTGCTTGCGGGATTCCTGCTCAGCCATGATCAGCCACCCAACAGAGTTTTGCCGGTGGTGCTGGCTTGGCCAGTGGCGCCCTGCGCACCGGTAAGGATTGTCGACTGTTGGCCAGCGGCCGCACGGCGTCGAGCCTTATCCTTATCGGCAGCATCAATCACTGCAGCATCCTGCGCTTGCGGCGCTGCCTGTGGCTGCGGTGGCGTTGAAACCTTCGGCGTACTCATGCACATGCGCGTAACCCTCCCAAATAATTACCAATTAAACCACATGAGAATTATTTTGACTAATTTGTTGACGTTATAATCAAAACAAATTACCTTTATGGTAATCATTGAGAGCGTGAGCCGAGCCAGCTTCTATCACTCTACACAGTATAAAACTGGTATCGGTGCTCTCGATGATTAACTCGCTGCAGCCACGGTGGAAGCCCGAGGATAACCAAGAGATCAGCTGGGTAGCGACCAGCACATAACAGGTAATAGCATTTTTGGGGTGTTGGTGGTGCATTGGTTGACGCGTGGGTTACTCCACCGAAGCAAGGTTCGATTCCTTGCCCACACCCACAAAAGTGTTTTTACCGTTGTGGTGAATGCGCAGGCTGATGCGCTGCTTAGATACAGTGTGCTTAACTGCTACCTGAAAGACTGACCAATATCGCAATGCGTGAGGGATGGTATGACTTGGTGCCTCATGCCGGAGATCAGCACCGGCCACCACAACCAATAGCCGTGACCGTTATCAACCTGGAATGCTGTGTGTAGGATTTAGCCCGCCTTGCGCGGGCATTTTTTTTGCTTGTTAATTACCTAACCGCTATTATCAATGCACACACGGAAAGGAGGCAATATGAAAGAGCAAGATTTTGATTTATCTAAAATTAAAGAAATCGAGCAGACTGATAGTAAGTCAAAAGCTAATACACTTTTAAATGATGGATGGGTACTGTTGAAAGTTACTGAAAGTCAGTTTCATGACACCTATGGTGCATTAAAAGCAGATGTCATTTTCACTTTAGGCAATCCTCGATAAAATTAAGCCCGCAAGCGCGGGCTTTTTTATGCGTATGGGTCGTAATCTGTCACCGCCCCGCCGCGCTTCTCGCCGGGCAGTGCGTGCTGGCGCTTTGTCACAGGGAATGCGAACGTCAGCAGAAGCGCATCACCGCAACCCGGAGACCTGCCAAGACGCTTCTTAATGTCTTCTTTAGGCTCCATTTCAATCTTTCCATCAACTCTAACTTTGTACTCTGCCGACGACAGGTCTTCTGCTGTTTCTCTCTCGTCCAGCGCGCCGCCTAACTTGAGCCATGTTTTACAATTGTTGAACATCTCTCCGCGCTTTCGCGCCATTTGCGGATCGCTCGATGCGCTACCGAATGGCACCAGCGTCCATGAGCGCCCCCAGCCGCTACCGATTGAGTGCAGGCCAGTACCATAGCCAAAGTCGATATGCACAGCATCGGCGTGATACTGGTCTTCGAAGTCAGCAATGCGTTTGGCCATGATCAGGTCATCGGTGGTTTTATTGCCACGCCATAAAAGCTTCGCATGCAGCCCGCGCCGCATGTATATCACCGCGTCATCGGCGCCGGAGTATGCCGGGTCGACACCGATGATTGTCGGGGCATGCGCCACATCGCGCTCGGTAACTACCCGCGCCAGCGCTGCATCAGTGAGTCCAGTGGGGATAAACTGTGTCTCAGAGGCGTCAGGGAATATCCCACGCACGCGCACTTTGAAGAAGTCGCTATCCTCGCCGTTGTCCTCCTCCCATTTGGCGATCTGCTCCTTGTTGGTACCTTCTACTGTGCGGCTGTCAATTTGCTTACCCTTCCAGCGGTGGCGATACTTACGGAAGCACTCACGGAATCGCCCCATGTTTCGCGTCGGGTTGCCGAATGCCACCCAGATAATTTCTGTTCCTTCGTCGGTAAGCGCCCCCTCGGCAACCTCCCATACCAGATCGGCAATGTTTGATGCCTCATCGAAAATCAGAATGATGCGCTTGCCCTTGTTGTGCAGACCGGCGAATGCCTCCGTATTGTTCTCTGACCACGGAACGGCGTCAGCACGCCATGATTTTGCATGCGCTGGGTCATTGGCATAGATGGCTGTAGCCGTGCAGTTAAACCAGTCGCTGGTGATAGATAGTCGCTGCCACTTGGCGATCTCCGGCCAAGTCTTGGTGCGCAACTGGTTCTCTGTGTTGGCGGTCACCACTACCTTGCAGTCTTCGCAGGTGTCCATGCCCCACCTAACAAGCATTGAGATACAGGCAGACTTGCCGATACCGTGGCCTGAAGCGACGCAGATTAGCAGCGGTTGGTGGCGGGTTGCTGGGTTTTGAAGGTGGGCGCCGATCTCATCAAATGTTTCACCCTGCCACTGACGTGGACCGGATGAGTCGTGCAATTCGGTTCCCTCCTCGCCCCACGGGAACGCATAGAGCGCGTAGCCGTGAGGGTCATGCGTGAAGCTGGCGATATCCTCAACAAGCTGCTGCTCGAGTAACTCTTCGTCATCATTCACTTAGTGTTTTTCTCCAGTGCGCGCCGGCGGGCGTTGGCCATGCGATCGGCAAGGGTTACGTTAACATTGACGTCCACCCGGTCTTTGAATGCCTGAACATCGACGTGCTTACCAATCATCTCAAGGTTCTTCACTTTGTCAGGCCACTTTATTGACTTGAGCACGCCGATCATCTGCTTGTCATCGCCCTGGCCTTCGAACAGTTCCGCCACCTTCACGCCAGACAGGAATTGTCGCCACGCCTTCGGCCACGCGCTCAGTGGTTTCAGCGTCAGATCATCGTTCATGATATCGGCAAGGTCCAACTCATCGATTTCCACCAGCCGCTTGAGAACGTAGTCAGCGTCTATCTTAGTGCGCTTATTGCGATGCTTCATCAGTTCCGCGATGCGCTCCTGCACCTTAGGACTATCCATATTGCGTGACGCCGATACGGCCGCATTCTTATAGCCGGCAGCCGCCGCCGCCGCGGTCTGGTTGTCAGGGTTCTTGATGTATTCCTGGCAGAAGCGTTCCATCTGCGCGTTAAGCTTACCGTTTCTCGCCATAAAATTACCTCCTGGGTAATATCATAACACGCAGTGAAAAACCGCCAAGCGGCGGTTTTATCATGTGTGACCTTGTTTCATTGTCACGCTTTATTGTGTGACACGTCACACCAGCTTGAAGTCATCATCGAATGTCGGCGAGTTGCGCTCTATCGCCATTATCGCAAGGATAAACTGGATTCCCTCGTTAAGCGAAACCGGACGCTCATACTCGATCATGAAGACATTCTCGTATGTCCTGCCAAGCCAATAGCCACCGCCATATTCGATATTACGTTGAAAGAAAACCCATCCACCTGGAACAAACTGCTGCAGCCACTCTCCCCTGTAGACCACCTGATAAATGTCTGCTTTCTTGCTCATAACTCACCCACAAATACTGTATGCATGAACAGTAATATTTTATACCAGATGAGTCAAATTTTCCGCTTCCGGTTACAGCGTCTTGAGCATCAGCTCTCGCCAGATCTGTGTCTGACCGCACGCCGCTTCTCCGTTGCGGTAACACCCGCCTACAGGTCCAGGCATGGATTCACCGCACTGGCATTTATGGCTAGCCAGTTCAGCAAGCTGGCGCTTCAGTTGATTGATGTCCTGCACCGCCAGCAATTCGAAGTATTCATCAACGCTGTACGGATCTTTGCCAGGACGCCGTGCCACGCAGTTAGCCTTGATCTGCTCGAAGATGTGATCGCTAACTTCAAACGTAATCCGGCGCCGCCCGCTTACAGCGGCGCTGCTCGCCGCTTCTCTTTCGCGTTGACGCTGGGCGCGCTTGCGGTCGCGCGCGTCTGCCTTGCGTTGTTCGTCGCCCTTAGCCATTCCCACCCTCCGGCGCCGCGGGTAATGGCATCCAGTGGGTAACGTGCATCATCAGCCTATTTTCATGCTGCTCAGGGCCAGAGCCGGAGGCGTCACCAAACTTGATTGACTCCATGAAGCCAAAGCACTGCTCGCCCTCATGATAGGTAAAGCCGTAGTACGCTGGAATTACGCCAATTTCGCATTTAACCAAAACCGGCAAAGCTGTTCGCCAGTCACGCTCACCAACTTCCGGCATGCGCTCGCTGCACGCTATCCAGCCATTCTGCTGCGCCTCCCGGTTAGCCAAGCACTCCCTGGCTAGTCTACGCGTCAGTTCGTTGGTGTCGTCGCTGGAAGCCAAATGCTTCAGCTCTTCAGTGGTCTTTAGTGTCATGCATCCCCCTTAACCTGCTGTAGAGTGAACGGCGGCCGGGAATGTTAGCTCCCCGAAACCAGCATCAAGATCGTTAACTACCAGGCCGAAATCCCTGCCTCCACTGTCTTGTAATTCATCTATCTGTTTATCCAGGCGCTTGTCATACACAAAAACGTCCTTATCGCCGATGGTGAAGAAACCCAGACGCGTTGACGGGCAGCGGTTAAGCACCTTCTGCACTTCATTCAGCCATTTGCGTTCTGCTGCTGTTAGCTCAGCCATCCTACTCATCCCCCTGTACGGTGAAGCCAGCGGCGCGAACGCGGTCGGCGCAATAATCAACGGCAGCATTAAAGCCGTCACCGGCATAGGGAACATTGCTGGAATCGACCTTTTTCAACCGCACCGGCGTAGCCAGCCGCTTTTCTGCCGCTCCCAATGATCGCCCTAAATCTCCGTTTGTCTTCTCTAGCGAATCGATTCTGTCCTGCTGCTGATTGATGTGATCGTCCTGCGATTGATTGGTGCGTTCCAGCTCGGCGATGCGCTTATCCTTCGCCTCATTGTCTGCCAGCAGGGCGAGAATGACAGCAGGGTTAGCGGCAGTGATGTAACGTGCGTTTGCCTGTTGCTCGGTGCTGAATGGCTCGTCAAAGCCAGATTCTGAACCGCCGCCATCTACCTGGGCGATATTGATAATCCCGCTGTCATAGCGATCCGCTGTAGAAATGTTGGCGTGGTCGCCATCACTCCATGAGTCATCGCCTGAAATCCACGGGCCCGGAGTAGCGGCCATTGCGGCCGCTTTCAGTTCGCTCAGCTTATTGTCCATCTGCCAGCTCCTTGATAGTGAATGCCATCGCCTTCAGTTTTTTGACTTGCTTGTCGATGGATGCCAGCTTGGCTTTGCGGCGACGCTCGCAGTCGGCCAGCGCTTCTTCTTCGGTGAGCCAGAATTCTTTCCCGTGCGCGTAGTTCCAGTAACCATCCCCCTTCCACGAAGCCATGCTGCCTTCGTTCTGGGTTTCTGCCATCACTGAGAATGGTCCGGAACTCAGCGCGTATTTGGTAACGAAAATCTTTGTCAGCTTGCTCATAATGCTTTCCCCTGGGTCTTAATCCACTCAACCAAAGCGATCGCATGACCGCAGTAATCGCACTGAAAACCGTCACTATTTCCACTCATGTCGGAATCAGACTCATGCAGCGTCATTGTTTTGAAATGGCACTTTGGCCAATTTGGATTTACGTGTGGCACCGCTCTGTTGCTCTTACGCTTAGCCATGCTGGGACTCCTCGCTGACCTGCTTGAACTCAAGTACCCACACCCAGGGATTAGCGTTCCAGCTATCAACTCCGTAGATGGATGCCCACAGCCGCGCAAATACGTCAGCTACACAATCGCCACTCTTCATGTCGGCGGCGCTGCAGCCCTCGCGTATCGCGTCACCGTCGCTGATATCGTTCAGGCGCTCAACACGCACGGCGGTGATTTCCAGCGTGATTCTGCTGGCCCAGCGCGGCATGTGGATTGATGGGCGCCAGCCATAACGAGTATTCTCATCAGAATCGACATACTCAGGCTTCGCGCCGCCATCAGCCGCATATTCACAGTACGCAGGAGATTGGAACTTATCTGGATTAGCACCGAGATACTCACTCAACTCATCCTCGGGAATTAGTGGGCCTTGAAACGTCTCGCGCACCCACAGCCGATCGCCAACTTCACCAAACGGGCAGGGGAACCAGATATCACCACCACGCTCACCGTCTTCTGCCCACGGCCACAATGAGCCATCATCACGCTCGGCCATCTCTGTGTACGGCTGACGCTTCCAATTCAGTGCACGCCGCGTCTGGGTCTTGCGGCCGTCGAGAATGGCGCGAACCATCTCGCCGTTGAAAATCACTGGGCGCTCTTTCATTTGGCCTCCCGCAGCTTGGCGGCGAATGCGTACAATTCGCTAATTAGGTGATCAATCTCCTCTGCATAGGCAGGTAGCTTTATCGGGTCAAGACCTTCCATTTTTTCCTGCATCCGCTGAGCAAATTTCTCAACTCCCTGCGCCTGGATAGCTGCAAGTGCTGCGTCAGTGGTGGGGGTATCAACAGCGCACATGCTTTGAATGTGTGGCGATAATCCATAGCTACCGGAAATCAACGATAGTGCTGCGGACAGCGCCGCATTCTCCACAGCCAGCGCATCGCGCTCAGCCTTCAGAGCCTCATAACACATTGGCAACGGCTTATCAGTTTTTATACATTGATTTTCAACGATATTTTTCATTATCAAATCCTTACCTGTGTGTACGTTGGTTCAGTTCTTCCAGCTCTTTGCAGTCAATGCAGAGCCGGACGCCTGGCACGGTTCTGCGCCGTGCTTCTGGGATTTCTTCGCCGCACTCGTCGCATTCATGCGCCGCCGGCAGGGATGACTTTTTGGTTACTGCATCGATCCGTGCCTGCAGGTATGTGGCTGCGCGCTCGTTTGCGTCGTCGATGTTGTCCATCGTTAAAACTCCTCTTGCTGCCAGCCACCGCCGGCCTTTTTGCTTTTGGCCTTGAGCGCGATAAACCTGAATGGGTACATGTCCGCGGCGACTTTGATTTTTACCCTGGCATCGTCAGTCCAAAATCCTTTCACCTCGTGCAGTTCCATCGTTCCGTCTGCGCGCATTACTGCGAAGTCAGGCGTGTAAAACGTGTTATCTGCCAGCCGGAGCTTTACCCCTTCGAACTTGAACCATGCGATCAAGCCAGATGACTTCTGCGTATTGAGTTCGGAGAAATACGCCTCTTCGGTCTTATTCATCTGCCCGGTTTTAAGGCGGCCAAGGGCAAAGGAACGGTTTGAAACTCGCTTCACTGCTCACTCCTTAAATCACCTTTTAGGTAATCATTACCAATTTGGTAATTATTTGCAACTAAAAAATAGCGATTGCTCTCACAAATCGCACATGCGCTAAAACTCTCTGTACGGCCTTACAATCGATTTTATGCCTTAACCCATCTCGTTACATGTCATCAAGGCACTTAACGCAATCTACCCACCGTAGCCGCAGAAATTTCAGCATTTCAATTCGTATTTGGTTTTCCATTTCGCAATCTTGCCAGCATTTCCATTGCTGCGGAATGGCCAGCACCAGGTGCACCGCGCTTAATCTCAGAAGCTTTTTCTGACAGCAAAGGTACTGGTTTCGGGATTGTTTCCCCTGATTTGACCTTTTCAGCCCACCGCTTTAGATGCTTCCCGGCGCGCTTCTCAAGCTCAACATCGTTTAAATCCTTCTGGATCATTTCCCTTCTCAGGTCACAAACAATCCAATACAACACGTCGTGGCGCCATGGGTACGTTTCGGCGCAGCTGTGACGGTATTTATCCCGGTTGTATTTCCTGAATTCATCCATGACGTCTTCAGCCGTAAGACCAAACGCGTTGGCAGACACTTGGCTCACTATCGCCATGAAGTCGGCCAGGTCAGGCGCATAGCTGTTTCCGTCCCAGCAACGCTGCACACATGCGGCTATCGCCTGTTGGATCTGCTGATCAGTGAGCGCTGTAATCGCCTGCTTCCAAAGTAACGACGGTGCCCTGCCGTTCTTCGCCGTCCACCGATCCGAATAGATCTCCATCATCCTCATCCAAAATTTTGCGTATCTGGCTTTCGCTAAGTCCGTCTGATCGCAACTGTTCTGTGAGTGCGGCGTATACCCCTTCGGCGGCATTCCCGCGCCAATGTCCAGTTGTCCCATCAGGTCGCTTACCTGTTTCATGGTTTTTTACTCCTGTAGTTTTACGGGCGCGGCTCATGAGCACGCTACGTGCAAGTTTCTGTTCCCACTGTGCTTGATGGAACGCCTTACCTTCAGGCTCCCAATAGCCGATGAATTCCTGCAATTCCTCAGGTGTCACTGGCTCGGCGATCTTCATCCCCCAGGTGGCTGCCATTCGCTGGAAGTCGGCGCCGGGTTGCCATCCGTTATGCATGGTGAATTTGCCGAATTGATTCCCGTTAAACGGGAAAGGCGGTTGTTGTTCCTGCGGCGGATCAGCTGGCAAATTTTTCTCGCGCGCGCAGAGTGGGGTTTTATCCTTTCCATTCCCTGATCCCTGATCCATTCCTAATGGTAGGCTTCCGGTAGTGCTACCGTAGTTGTACGGTAGTAACTCCATCTCCTTGATTTTGCTTGGTCTTGGCTTGTTTACGACCTGATGTTTGGCAAAGTTTTTGATCAGCCCAAATTGCCGGTTATCGGAGGTGTAAAACATGCTCAAATACCCATGGTTGGAAAGCTCCCGTAGCATTACCGGAATGCTCACGGAAGGTTCACGGATGGGAAAAACAGCGGCTTTGATAAGCTTTGGATTTGCGTTGAAATAGCCCTCATCGTCTGCATAATTCAGCAGTCCAATTGCAAGCAAACATGCAGCTTCAGACACTTCAGCCATATCCTCATCAGTCCAAAACTCAGGCTTTATTGTCCGAATGCGAGCCATCAGCTAACCCCCAGTTCTTTCTTCGCCTGGAAATCGCAACTGAAATCTTCTCCATCAATTGGCATTAAGTATTTGGGCGGAGTGGTACCAGAATTTTCACCATCAGTGATCAACCAGACATCCTGCTTATGCATGAATGGCTTCCCATCATTCATGTCTAAACAGTCAGTGATTAATGTTAGGCGTGGGATAAAACGAATTAGCCTGACACTGCAGCCAACCCAAGAGTTATGAATCATTACATGGGGATCCGATGAAGGGAGCACCATCGCGATACCGCCAGCCCTTAACTCACCCATAAGCCACCTCCTGCGCAGCCTTCATGGTTTTAATCAAATCCCGGCGCTGCTTGGCTACGCGCTCAACGTTGCACTGAACGCAGGCTCCGTTTAAAACCCAGCGTTCGCTCAAGTGCCCATGCTTACAGGGCTTTCCGGTGTAAAACTTGTTGAGGCCACTCGCTGCAGCCTCAAGGCGGGTAACAATTTTCAAAGTCGCACCTCTTTTTCCTGTTCCTGTTCTTGGCTATTTTGCACGTTATCGAAAATAGATCAACCATAAATAGATTTTTATTACCCTTGCCTGTCAGGCAATAAAAAAGGGCCGCGTTAGCGACCCTTGGTGTGGTGGCGTTAATCAGTAGAAGAACAGCACCAGTTCCTGTTTTGTCAAATCCGGCTTTCTTTTCTTGCACGCCTTAAACAGCTGATCAATGAACTTTTTCTTTGGCATTCGCGTCTTCCTCTGCGTATGCGTCATGATGTAGAGCGCGGTGGTGCCGGCTTCTTCTGCAAACGCATCACGCTCATCTTTGCTCATCCCCAGCCAGAATTGTTTGAAGTTAAACGGCTCCATATCCTGCCTCTTTTCAATGTTTGATCGTGCAGATAATTACCTAAATGGTGCTAATTCGCAAGTTTGTTACCTTTCCGGTTCGTTTACCATTTAGGTAATTTTGTTTTAAATACAGGCAACAACCTATTCAAGGGACTGTGAAACCACTATGAAAAGCATTAACGACATCCGCCGCGAGAACCTCCGCGACATCATCAACCGTGATTTCGATGGCCGACAAGTACGCCTGGCGGAACGGCTGGAGATTAATGCCAACGTGATCAGCCGTTGGCTGAAGCCGGCGACAGACAAGAACCACAAGACAATCGGTGACTCAGTAGCGCGCAAGCTTGAGGTTGCAGCGAATAAACCTAAGTTTTGGTTGGACCGCGATCACATGATGGCAATGGCTGCCGGCGCCGAAGCTGTGCAAGAAGAAACCGAAGTCGGCGCCATTGTGGCGAGCAACCTGGAATTGTGGATGAGCAACAACCGCGAACTTTCCAGCCAGGCTAAAGTTGGCGCCGCTGCCGGCGTCGGCCAGTCCACAGTTAACCGGGTGCTGAGCCGCGAAGGCAATATCACCATCAACAGCCTGGAAGCGATCGCCGGTGCTTTCGGGCGCCGCGGCTATGAGTTGCTGCTGAAGCCAAAAGACCCTACCCTGATTAACTATGATCGATCACAATACGCGCAGTTGCCGGCCGAAGATAAAGCCAAGATCGAATCGTTCATTGAGTTCGTTATGCAGCAGGCGCGTATCTAACAAGACAATCCCATTTCATGACAACAAGTTACCGCCATGCGGCGGTTTCTCATGTCACCAATAATTACCTTTTGGGTAACTTTTTCTATTACTGACTATTGACACCAATCCGTTTACGGTCGATTATTACCTCAAGAAGTTACCAATCTGGTAATGATGCTCTTTAACAATCAGGCAGGAATTGAGGCACCGCGATGATGCGGTGATCACCTAAACATTAACGATTTTCCCCGCACGCCGGGGACACAGCAGAGGGTTACACGATGAAGCCAAATGTTATCTACGGGTCAAAGATGAACGATCGCCAATGGATGCTCGTTGATGGCTACATGAAAACCCGCCTGACCGGCGACATCTGGCGCGACGCAGTATGGCCGCAACCGTCAATGAGAATGAGCGACATCGCTTATTACCTTGAAATCGGACAAATGCACGAAGTGAACGAATAAAACCCACCTCGCCCTGCGGGGCGCAGGTTTCTCGCGCCACCAGTAGTTACCTTGCAGGTAATCAATAGGACTAAAAATGATTTCTCAAACCATCAACGGGATTTTCTGCGTAACCGTCTGCGGCTGTGTCAGTTGGCGGTTTGCAGATTTCAATGAAGCCCTGCACTGGGCATTTACAACACGTGTCGCGCTGGACGCGGCCAATCAATTAGAGGTTGCACACAGATGAGCGAAGAAAAACAACTACCGGCTATCAGCATAACCGAAGAGATGGCGCCAGCAATTTATAAACCAAACGGCCTGGATCAGTTTTTCGAACAGATCAAAGAGGCGGTGGCAAATGAAGTGCCGGACCTGTCAACCAAGAAAGGGCGCGACAGGATCGCATCACTAGCGGCGCAGGTTTCCAGAAGCAAGACAGCGGTCGAGAAGCCAGGGCGTGATTACCTCCGCCGCCTGAAAGAAGCAGTAAAACCTGCTGAGCAGGAAATTAAACGATTTGTTGATGCATGCGATCAGCTTCGTGACGCAGTACGCCTTCCTCTTACCGAATTTGAGAATGCAGAAAAGCAACGCGTTGCCGACCTGCAGCAACGACTGTCAGCGCTTCGTGAAATTGCCAACGTTGTCGATGAGTTTGGCAACGTCCCACCAGCGGAAGAGATAGCGGCAAGGCTGGAATCGGTTAAAGCAACAGCGATAGATGACTCATGGCAGGAGGTTACGGCAGAGGCAGGCGTAGCAAAAGACGCAGCTATCACCAAGTTAGAAGTGGCTCTGAAAGCGGCACGGCAACGCGAGGCTGAAGCGAAAGAGCTCGAGCGCCTGCGCATTGAGCAAGCCGATGCTGCACAGCGGGAACGAGAAGCACAAATCAAACGCGAAGCAGAAGAACGCGCGCGCAGAGAAGCAGAAGAAAAGAGCCGGGCAGAACTCGAAGCCGCGGCCAGACGAGAAGCCGATGCAAAGGCAGCAGCCGAACGCGCAGAGCAAGAGCGCATTGCAGCAGAACAACGTGCTGAACGCGAGAAGCAAGAAGCCGTTGAGGCTGAACGGCTTCGGGCACAAAAGGCAGAGCAGGATCGGATTGCTGCAGAGAAAAAAGCAGCGGACGAAATTGCGGCTAAATCGGCAGATGTTGAGCATCGTCGCGCCGTTAATCGCTCTGTTGTTGCCGATTTGGTGGCGGCGGGAGTGCAGGAAGATTGCGCGAAAAAATGCGTTGAAGCAGTTGCACGTATGCAGGTGCAGCACATGACCATTAACTACTGAGGCCATTATGAACGCACAACAGGCTATCGATATTGAAAAAATCGTTGCCAGCTTCACAGAGCAGGATAACGAGGCAGTTTATGCAGAGGTTGAGGCGCTGGATAAGAATGTGCCGATTCACGGCTTCACCGCTTTCATCAGCAAGTACCTTCCGCCGGAATTTGAACCGGAGGTTTTAGCCCTGGGCGCAGACTCAACCGAATACCAGGAACTGGCAGGCGCTGCAATTTGGGATTGCATAACGGAGCTGGTAAAGCGTCAGCGCGCTTTGGAGATCTACCGCCGGCGCCACCAGTTCGACGAGGTGGCGTAATGAAACAAGGCATCTACCACGACATTTCAAACGAGGATTACCACGCCGGCGACGGCGTGAGTAAGTCTCAGTTGGATATGGTCGCCAAGAACCCGGCTCTGCTTCAGTGGATCAAGTCGGCACCGGTCGACACTGAAAAGCTAAAGGCGCTGGACATGGGAACGGCTCTGCACTGCAAGCTGCTTGAGCCGGACGAATTCAGCAAGCGGTTCATCATCGCGCCGGAATTTAACCGGCGCACCACCGCCGGCAAGGAAGCCGAGGCGGCATTTCTGAAAGACTGCGAGCATACCGGTAAAACCGTCATGGACGCAGAGCAAGGACGGAAACTTCAGTTAATGCGCGACAGCGTTATGGCTCACCCCGCGGCGCGCTGGATGCTCGAAGCTGACGGCAATTGCGAATCTTCATTTTACTGGACTGATCCGGAAACTGGTGAGTTGTGCCGGTGCCGGCCAGACAGGCACTTGAGTGATCACCCGGTAATTGTGGACGTGAAGAAGGTTGCAGACATGGACCGTTTCGCGCGCCACATCGAGGAGTTCCGCTATCACGTCCAGGATGCCATGTACCGCGATGGATTCCAGCAGGTCACCGGCGAAACTCCCGGATTTTTCTTCCTGGCTGTCAGTGAGACGATCGACTGCGGCCGCTACCCGGTACGCGTTTTTGAACTCGACGCAGCAGACGTAGACGAGGGTCACCGACTCTACCGCCGGGATCTGAATACCTATCACCAGTGCCGCATCACCGATGAATGGGGCGGCGTCGAAAAAATTCAACGCCCAGCATGGGTGCGCAAACAGGACCAATACGCATGAGCAATGACATCATCACAGTGGGAAACCACGACGTAACAGACACAGCAACGGCAATTTTTAGCCCATCCGGACTACGCCAGTTACAACAGTTCGCTGAAGTAATGGCTCAGAGTGTGCAGACGCTGCCAAAACACCTTGCAGGAAAACCAGCGGATTGCATGGCTGTGGCAATGCAGGCGGCACAGTGGGGAATGAACCCGTTTGCAGTAGCCCAAAAAACCCACCTGGTAAATGGCACTTTGGGCTACGAGGCTCAGTTAGTTAACGCGGTAGTAACCAGTTCTCGCGCCGTTCAAGGTCGATTCAAGTACGAATATGGCGGCGACTGGGATGCGTACATGCTGCATCCTGATAAACAGCATGAAGCAGGTTTATTCATTCGTGTAGGCGCAGTGATCCGCGGTGAAACAGAAATAACCTGGGGTGAGCCAGTCTATCTGGCACCTATCACCACGCGCAATTCACCCCTTTGGAAAACTGCACCAAAACAGCAGATCGCCTATCTGGCAGTTAAATACTGGGCGCGCCTGTACTGCCCTGAAGTGATTCTCGGTGTGTACACGCCAGATGAATTCGACGCGCCGCAACCACGCGTTGAGCGCGACGTCACCCCACCCGCCACTAGCGCCGCCGGCGTAAACAGCCTTATCAACGGCAAGAAGCCGGAAAAAGAGATCAAGATGGTGAACCAAGATGAGCGGTCGCCTGACGATCTTCTGGCTGCATTTACCGAAGCGGCAAACAAAGCCGCAAGCGTGGAAGAACTAGACAAAGCCTATAAATACGGCGCGCACGTTCTTGCGCCACATGAAGAACAGCTGCAGGCAGCCACCGACGTTTACAACATCCGTCGCGATGAGTTGAACGAAGTCCCAATGTAACCAACCGCCGCGGGGCTACGGCCCCGCCAAAGGAGAAGCAATGAAAGCAGCAATTCGAAAACCCCAACTCCTGGCGATGGTTCCCATGTCGGAGTCGCAGATCACAAAACTGGAAAAGGCAGGAGAATTTCCGCAACGCTTTGCACTGACCAATCGCACCGTGGCCTGGAACTTGGATGAAGTAGAAGCGTGGCTCGATAAGCAACAGGCCGAGAACACCGGCCGCACGCCGGATTATTCCCCCGATGTCCGTCAGCGCAAACAACGGCCAGTACAGGAGCGCGCAGCATGAATATCAAACGTCACATGATGCGTAATGTGTGGGCCTATATGCTTGCTGGCCTGTTCGTGTTTTGGTTTCTGTCGATCGGCCTGACTGTGCTGGTCGTTAGGATGGCGGAGGCAATCAGTGGATAAGCTACGCGAAGAGTTTGAAGAGTGGTTTAACAAAGAAATGGTTCTGCACATCAGCACATCCAATGAGACTGTTGTTCGTTTGATGTGGAAGGCATGGCAGGCCAGCCGAGCAAGCATCGTGGTTGAGCTTCCAGAGATGGAAGATTTTGAGCTGCTTGATGGATACAAGGTAAGGGAATCCCTTCGCTCTATCGGTCTATCAATCAAAGGGGATAGGGTATGAGTTATCAACTTATCTATGCAGATCCGCCATGGCAGTACGGAAACAAGATCAGCAACGGCGCCGCCGGCAACCACTACAGCACGATGACGCTGCAGGACTTGAAGCGGCTTCCTGTGTGGTCAATCGCAGCAGAAAATAGCTTATTGGCAATGTGGTACACCGGCACGCATGCAGAGCAGGCGAAGGAGCTGGCTGCGGCATGGGGATTCGACGTGCGGCAGATGTTCCTGTTTACCTGGGTGAAGTTCAACGAACTTGCAGAGCGTACAGTGAACGCCGCGATTGAGGACGGGTTGGTAGATTTCTATGACTTCCTCGACCTCATCAACGGGATCACCCGCATGAACCCGGGCAACTACAGCCGAGGCAATCAGGAGTCAATGCTCGTTGCCGTGCGCGGATCTGGACTTGAACGACAGGATGCATCTGTGAAGCAGGTGATCTACGCGCCAATCACGCAGCACAGCGCGAAACCATGGGAAGCGCGGAATCGTCTCGAGCGGTTATATGGTGACGTGTCACGAATTGAACTTTTCAGCAGAGGTGACGCGCCAGGCTGGCACCACTGGGGTAACGAATCCCACGGAATGACGTCGAACTGCTCCCCGGCGGATTCACCATACCAGCAGCAGTGAGGATCGCATCATGAAACACAACCGTGATGATGTTATGCAGATCGTGAAAGACAACGAGAACATCGGCTATGCAAAGATAAAGGAACTGTACGAAATGGAACATAAGCCCATCTCGTCACATGCCCTTAGCCGCGCGCTGGCGACGTTAGTTGACTACCAGCTAATCGAGCGAAAGCTACACGGTAATCAACCATGCACTTATGCGTATTCCGGCGGAAAACGCCGGTTCGCGCAAAGCCCCAAAATATCCATGTTCGATCAGTGCCTGGCATCAGTCAGCGCACGACAAAATTGATTTCTACTTTACCCGCTCCGCTTCGATCCACCCATCCACCATATTGGCCCACTGCTGCAGCATATCCCGGCGCTGTTCGGCATACTCTGCTTTGTTGTATACCGCGCGCACGCCGCGCTGCTCATGGGCCAAACACTTCTCAATCCAATCCGTATTAAACCCCTCTTCATGCAACAGCGTGCTGGCAGTTCTACGCAGATCGTGAACTGTGAAGTGCGCTATTTCTTTTCCTGATTCCCTGATTTTTTCGTTTGTCGTATTGATCACCCGGTTAAGCGCTGAGTTGGACATGGATTTTCTTGGGCTATATCTGGCCGGCAGGATGTAATCGGAACCACACGCTGCCACTTGGAGAGCAACCATGATGTCAATCGCCTGCTGAGACAGATACACAACATGCGGACGCCCCGCCTTCATCCGCTCTGCTGGTATCGTCCAGCGCGCTGAAGAAAAATCGACCTCCTTCCAGGTGGCGTCAGTCAGCTCCCCCTTGCGCACCATCGTGATCAGTATCAGCTTCAAAGCCAGCTTTAGTGAAGATGCGGCGCCGGTAGAGTTTAGGGCATTGAAGAACAACCCGATCTCATAAGGCTCCAGCGCGCGATCGCGTTCTTCAAATGTGGCAATGCTGGAAGCTTTGATATTTGCCGCCGGGTTTGGAACTGCGTGGCCGCGGTCAATAGCATGGGTGAAAACGGCACTGACAATTTCCCGTACCTGGATCGCCGTCGCCCTGGCGCCGCGGTCGACTATCTTGTCGCACAGTGTGCGGAGCATTGGCGTAGTGATTTCATGCAGAAGTTTTTTCCCCAGCGTTGGCAGGATGTCTCTGTCGATCACTGCCTGCTTCATCGCCCGAGTGCTATCTGCAAGGCGGACGTGTTTCATATAGGCGACGGTATAGTCGGAGAAATTTTCCGCCCCCTTAATTTGCATGATACCGTCGCGCTTTGCTGCAGCCGGCGACTGGCCTGCATCCACCATCTTTTTGGCGGTATTGAGTTCGTCGCGCGCTTCAGCCAATGTGATACCGTCAGCACCATATCGGCCGATCGTCAGCGTCTCGCGCCGGCCATTAATTCGATAGTCATATCGGAAGGAGACGGAGCCGCTTGGTTGCACGGCAACGTAGAGGCCATCACGATCGGTGACTTTATAGAGCTTCTCTCTTGGCTTCAGGTTTTTCAGTTTCGTATCTGTGAGCAT